ATGCGCCTCACGGACATCAAATGCCGGCAAGCCAAGCCCGGCGAAAAGCTGCTAAAACTTTCGGATAGTGGTGGACTCCAGCTCCACGTGTTTCCTGCCGGATCAAAGCTCTGGCGTGGCGCCTATCGCTACAACGGCAAGCAAAAGACGTTTGCCATGGGCGCCTATCCAGCGTTGAGCCTGCAGGACGCAAGGGAAACCTGGAAGGCTGCCAAGGCGCAACTGGTCGCAGGAATCGACCCCACCACCGAGCGGCGCGTCGAGAAGTTGCGCGCGGCCGCAGCTGACGGAAAGACCTTCGAGCAGGTTGCAATCGAATGGCGCGGGACAAAATACCCTGCCGTGTCGAAGACCGGCGACGACGCGCTGCACCGAGTCACGATGAACATCTTCCCTGATCTCGGTTTGCTACCGATCGCGTCGATCGATCCGCCGATGGTTCTCGCATCATTGCGTCGTATCGAAGCACGCGGCTCGCTGGATATGACCAAGCGAGTTCAGCGCCTGGTGGTTCGGATATTCAACTACGCTATCGCATCCGGCCTGCGCAAGGACAATCCGGGTGCACCAGTCGGGGAAGCTTTGAAGGGGCATAAGGCCGGGCATTTTGCATCGATCGACGTTGAAGAGCTCCCGCAATTCCTGGTCGATCTGGCCAAGGCCGAGGCTGAACTGGAAATGAAGACGAGGACAGCCACGCGGCTTGTGATGCACACTTTCGTCCGTACCGAGGAGATTGTTGGTGTGCCCTGGAGCGAGCTCGACCTGGATAAGGCGCTGTGGGAGATCCCCGCGGAGCGGATGAAGATGAAGCGCGGTCACATAGTGCCGTTGTCGCGCCAGGCAGTGGCGTTGTTCCGGCAGATGGAGCCGATTACTGGCGGTCGCCACTACGTCTTCGCGCACAGGTCGAAGTCCAGGGAACACATGGACAACAACACCATCCTCCGCGCGCTTGGCCGCATGGGCTACAAAGGCAAGATGACCGGACATGGCTTCAGGTCGCTGGCCATGTCGGCAATCACCCAGCAGCTTGGCTACGACGAGAAGATCGTCGACCTGCAGCTGGCGCACGTCAAGGAAAATAAGACTGACCAGGCTTACGATCGTGCGAAGTGGCTCAAGGAGCGCACGCGCATGATGCAAGACTGGTCTGATTACATCGACAAGGTGGCGGCCACTGGGGTCCTTTGACGCGCCCTCATGCGTTCTTCAATCCACTTGTCGATCTCGGCCTCGATCCAGCCCATGGCTTTACCGCCCAGGCTGATCGACTCGGGGAATTGCCCGGCCGTGGACATTCGGTAGAGGGTCGTCCTCCCGAGGCCAGTTTTCTTGATTACCTCAGGGAGGCGGATGACACGGTGCGTCATGATGCGATTCCTTATTCCGTTACGTTGCGTTCAGGTGATTCATGGGCGGGGTGTACAGGGCAGGGCCAGCCCAACGAGCCGTCGCCGGACGGGCAGGTACAACTTTGCAGACCGCCTGCGTGCGCAGCAGTTGGGCGGTGCTGCATAACCGCGATCAGGTGCTTTGCCTGCGTCATGGCGTCGTCCAGCGCGTTGTGGTGCGTGCCAGTGCGAACGGCCTTCAGGTCCGGCTGCAGCCCCTTCATGGTCCTATAGCATCGGTTATTCCAGAAATGCCAAGGGCGGGTCAGTTGCGAGCGTCGATACGCTTCTTCCAGAACCACGTTGTCGAAGCCGGCGCCGTTGCCCCACACGCGCAAGTCGTCACGGGCCGCGCACTGGCTCAGCCAGGTGGTGAAGCGCAACAAAGCGACGTTGATGTGCTCCGCGTCGGCGCAGACTGCCTTGCGCGCCTCGTCCGACTGGCCCAGCCACCAAATGACCGTCGATGGGTCGATCACGCCGCCATTCGTCACGCTACTCTCGAGGCTGACCACTGCATAGAATCTGTCGCCCACTTCCCCTTTCGCCAAGTCGAACTCGACAGCACCGATGGCGATGATGGCAGCGTTTGGCCCGGTGCCCATCGTTTCCAGGTCTACCATCACGTCGTTCATGCTGCGCCGCCTTTCAGATCGACTGAGCCCACAGCAGTAGCAGTGCTTGGACCAGGCGGCGCCGGGATCGGTTTGCCGCTATCCTTCGCGAATGCGCGCAGCGCAACCAGGTAGTCGATCGCCTGCAGGGCGTCCGGCACATCCGAATACACCATCTGCGCCGTGGTCACGGCGGCCGACCATTCGGCATCGGCGCGGTTCACCTGGTGGATATTCGCGGCGACCAGCTGCGCCGCGTCGAGGTTATCGAGGTGCTGCAGGAGCGCGCTGCGGTACTTGTCAGTGCTTTGGAACGTTCCGGCATAACGGTCGTTCGCAATGACGTCACGGAGAGAATCGCGCACTATTGGTGACATCAGGTTGTCGGCTGAATGCTTAATCATGCGAACTCCACTTGGGCCCTGACGCGGGCAGTAACCGGCGGCAGCGTGTATTGGTCGAACGTGCCGAGGTCGATACCGCGCATCAGGTACTCGCGGAAGGCGTCAACGCCACCGTTGTCAATCTCGTCCCGCACTGCGCGATAGAACAGAGGGCCGCGCGCCGGCGGGACTTCGATTACGACGAAGCGACGATCGCCAACGCTGGCCGGGAGGAAGTCCGCGGCGCCCGAGAGGAACACGAAGTTCATGCGGTTAGGCTCAGCGTACTCAGGCACGCCTTTGCCATTGATGGTCACGATATCGGATGAGATCAGGCGCTTGAGCGTCACTTGGGCCTGATTCGTCAGGTCGTCCTCAGCCAACACGAAGCGAGCGGACGCCGCCCATGCATTGAAGGAAGCGGTCAGGACTGAGTCGTTCACGTGGCGCGCCTCGCCGCCGTAAAGGCCTGTGACAACACGGTTGAAGAACAAGCTCTTGCCGCTGCCCGCGCCGCCGTTGAAGATCAGTGCGCGGTTCATCTTTGCGCCTGGATGGCGCAGCGGATACGCCAGCCACTTGAGCACGTACCCGTAGAGCTCGTGATCGAAGTCGCACAGGTGCAGCAGCAGGGCGTTGATGTTGACGCAGCACGATGGCATGCGTGTAGGCGCGGGGCGGGTCAGCAGCGCGAGCGTGCGTACAAACACCTTGGAGGATTCGGCGAGGCGTGAGGCGATGGCGGTCATGTTAGTTTTCATATCTGGTCCTTGAGCTTAGCGAGGAGCGAATCCGGCGTTGGCGAGCGCGCGGCGGACGCGGTCGATACCGTCGCGCATCTGATAGGCACGCTCGGCCCGGTCATGATCGGGCAGGTGCGGTTCGGTGTATTCGTAGAAGGTGCTGTACGTCGAGCGTTTGCAGAACTGCGCGAGCTGCGTTGCGTCGGCATCGTCAATCTCGAAAGTGATTGTTGTGGTTGCCATGATGGGTTCTCTCGTAATCAGGCTGCTGCGGGTTTCGGAAACGGCCATGCTGCTTCCGGCGCCAACGGTTTCGTCGCTTGCTTGATCGTCGCCTTGGCTTTCACCGGGGTCTTGGCTGGCGCAGATGGCTTTGGCGCCGGCGTGGCGGCTTTGCCCTTTGGTTTTGCTTTCGTTGGCTTGGCTGCGGGGACTACCGGCGCTGGCTCGGCGGCTTCCGGTTCGGCAGCTGCGGCCGTGCCTTCACCCATCGCAGCTGGTGTTGCGACTTCCACGACTTCTGCTGCTGTGCCAACGTTCTCGGCCGCGACCGGCGCCGAAGGCTTCTCGAAGCGGCCGGCTGCGTAGACGAAGCCGAGGCTCTTGGCGGCGTCCTCGAGCATCTGGATCAGCTCGGTGCGCGGGTGCACAATGACGATGTCCTTCAGCTCGTTGATACGGCCAGGCGCGCGCACGATGAACTTCGCCAGGTCGGCGTAGTGCATGTCCGTCACGTTGATCGGCGACGGGAACAGTTCCTCGCGCACGGCCACCGGGTCGATGCCTTCGTGCTGCGCAATGGCCGTGATGGTGCTGAAATCATCCTGGTCGACGACGTTGTCGCGCACGTCATAATGGTGAACCTCCAGCGGCGATCCCAGCAGCAGATCGATCAGGATCATCTGAACCTCTGGAAGGCCTGCAGCATCGATGTGGGAATTGACCGCATCTTCGTCTTTGCAGTCGAACTCATAGATAGAGCTGAGCGATCGCGGCAAAGAGAATTCGCGGAATGCGTCCTTGGTGACTTCGCGCAGGGTCTGCAGGCTGAATCCCGATTGCGCGCCATGACGGCGGACTCGTTTGTAGAGCTCGACCCGATATGTGGTTTCGTCTGCGGCGATCTTTTCCTTTGCCTGGTGCTCCTGCTGGGCCGCATCCCGCGCCGCCTGCTTAGGGTCAACGTTTGCTGACCCAGACTCGCCTTGGAGCGCTTGCATGCGCGCGGCGTGTGCCTCCACTGTTTCGCAGGCACCAGCATCCTCGAGCGCGGACTGCAGATCCACGCGCTTGTAAAACGGCTTGAGAGACCCATCCGCCGACTTCACGTACGAAGCGACGGGCGGCAGCGTCTCTGGAGTGAGATACGCTTTCGGTGAGCCAGCGTTCTTCGTGTGCGGCGCGTTGCGGAGGAACTGCTGCAAGCCGACCTCGTCGGTCACCAGCTCGCTGGTGGTGGTCCAGCGATCGTTCAAGACGCGCTGCGCTGCCTCCCCCTCAAGAATAGGGATTCCCTTCTTGTTCGCCTCAACTATGGTGGCCGCATCGTGCGCTGCGCGCTTCTCGGCGTGGCAGTCGGGATCAGTGCAGACGTCTGCACTTTTCACATCGGGGTAAAGCTCGGGCTGGTTGCCGGTGCGCTTCGGGCATTTCGAGCACGCGCCGGCGCTGGCCAGCAGCCTCGCGTCATTGATGGGGAAGCGTGCCTCGGCGAGGTTGAGCATGTAACGGCTCTGCACGTGATCCACCGCGCGGCGGTACGACAGCGCCTCGCCATACTGTGGGGTGGCGATTTCCTTCAGCGCCTGCACTTGCAGCTTCGGGACCGGAATCCGGGCGATCAGCAGCGCGGTCGACGCGGGAATCTGGTCGTTCAGGAATTGCTCGCGCACGTCAGTGGTGAGCGCGCACAGCTTCAAGCGGCCGTAGATGTAGGCGCGGCTCTTCTTCACTTCCTCGGCCAGTTGGTCGGCGCTGAAACCGTGCTGCAGCATCAGCTGCTGGTATCCCTCGGCTTCCTCCATCGGATGCGGGTCTTCGCGCTGCAGGTTCTCCAGGATGCGGATCTTGGCCGCGTCCAGATCGCTCAGCGTGCGGCACATTGCCGGGATCGTGCCCATGCCGGCGATGACCGAGGCGCGGTACCGGCGCTCGCCGGCGACGATCTCGAACTCCTCCGGCGCCTCGGCGGTTGGCGTGACTGGCCGGATCAGGATCGGCTGGGCCACGCCCATCGACTTGATGCTGGCGGCCAGCTCCTGCAGGGCCTGCTCGTTGAAACGCTTGCGGTTATCCGGCGACTTGCGGATCTTCGCCAGTTCGTATTTGCCGTAGATACCGTCGTCCGCGATGATCTGGTCTGCGATCGCGTCGACGACTGACTGTGCTGCTGTAGGGGTAATTTTCATGACTGCTCCTGGTTGATCTCGTTAGTAAAAGTGGCTGAGAAAAACCGGGCACTACGAAGTGTTCGGGGTGGCGAACCCCATTTGTAGTGAGGTGCCGTTTGGAGTCGTGACGTCGATCAGCCACGTCGTAAAGCCCTTCTTCGGCTGGTGTTGCGGCCGTTTGGGCGGCGACACGTCATAGCCGAGGCTGCGCATCAGGTCGAACACCCGCAGCATGTCAAGGCGCACGCCATCACCCGAGACAGCTTCGGGTGGGCAGTTGTGCGTTCGACAGAAGGCGCGAAGGACGGCTAGGTCGCGTGCGTCCTCCAGCGCCTGGTGGAGGTGGCCGGTGCCTGGTGGTGTGGTGCGCGGCGGCGCAGCTGCGCGACGGGTTGCTGTCGTTGCGGTCATGGCGTCAGGCTGGCGTGACGGTGATGCCGCATGGTGCGTCATCGGCTTGTGCATCCAGTGCCGCAATGAATGCGGACATGCTGCATTCAGAGGCAGCTATGTACGTTCTTTTCTCGCTCCCCGTGCTTACTGTGACCATGTAATCGCGCATCGAAACTCCTTGCTGTTCGGTAAGTTGATCAGCGGAGTTTATTTAATACTAAACTTCAAGTCAAGTAAAAAATAAACCAATGGGCGAGCTTTTGCAGCGCGTGCTACGCGGTACTAAGGGAGTCTGAAGTTCGCGGCGGGACCGCGCCTGGCGCTAAATTTGGGAAAGAACCTTACGGACCATTTGCTTTAACTCGGCCAAGTCGGCAAGTACGGGCTCCAAAGGATTCGCCTGCAGCCGAGCCAAAATTTCCGCATTCAGGGAACGCCCGTTCTGGACGGCGGCTTCCTTAAGCGCGGTTTTCAGTTCGGGCGGCATGCGGATTCCAGAGTGAACGTAGTTTTCTTGCGACGTAGTGGGTTCGGGCTTTTTGCTCATCGCCCGATTTTTCCATGCTCGCATTGACCCATGTTGCAAGTGATCTCACTATGAGATCATTGCATTTGAGAATTTGTTACCTTGAGTTAGCAAGATATAGGGCGAAAAAGTTCACTTTCACAGGCAATCGATTTAACAGAATGATCGTATTGTTTACATTCTGCAAACATAACGTAACAGCGAGCAATGGAAAACTTTGAAAGATGGAAGGCCGCGTATATCGCAATGGATGAGCGGCGCAAGTGGGAAAATTTGATTATTGCAGAGGGGGCGGCGGCGGACCACCCGGCAGAAACGAAACCGCCTTTATTGCTTGTTGCTAACAGCGGCGGGGCGCACGACGCGGGGCATAGCCTCAGCCGTACGCATGATCGCAGCACGCCCATCCTCGTCCGTGCTGTGAGCAAGAGTTAGGAGCTTCCGGTCAAATGCTGTAACCCACATTAGATCAACGTCATCAGCGGTCGCCGTCGTCGCCTTTACCTCAAAGAGTGTTGTACTGGTGGCCGACGTGGCCGCTGACTCAACTGCCTGGGCGCCGTCCAGGTACATATGCCCCATCCCATAGTCATTCTCAAGGCGGCGCGCTGCGCGTTCGCCAAACGACGCTGTCCCCGTCATAAGTTGCGATAGGTAACTTTTTTCCTTCGGCGGAATGGTTCGGTTCTCGAACCATTTTTTTAGCATTGCCCGCCTGGTATCTGTAATTTCCATGGGTCGTATTTTGGTTAGTAAATTCTAAACAAGCAAATACTTGACTCGGAGTTTAGTATTCAATAAACTGGCCGGACTTTAAAAATAATGACTGCCGGAAATGACACTACGGGAATACCTCGATTCACTTGAGCGCGGCGCTACCGCACGGTTCGCGGAACAGCTCGGCGTTTCGCCGTCGTACTTATCGCAGATGGCCGCTGGCACAGCGCCTATTTCACCCAAACGCTGCGTTCGCATCGAAATCCTTAGTGGCGGTCACGTTACGCGAAAAAACGATTTGCATCCGTTCGACTGGCAGGAGATATGGCCCGAGTTGGCGATTCCTCCGTGCGGCAGAACGAACAATAGTTGAATCGAAGAAATTATCAAACCACCAAGAAAAGGGCATGTTGTGGACACTACGCAATCTTCAAGCGATACCGCCAGCGAACTGGCGGCACAGGTCGGCACTCTGGCAGAGGGCGACATTGTCATGCCGCCAGCCGTGGCTGAGGTGATACGCCGGTCAGGTGGCGCCGAGCCGGTAGCGCGCTCCACAGCCGTCGCGCCTGGTGAGGAGTGGCGCATCGGCATTCTCGGCGGCGGCTCCTTTACATTCAGCCGCTATATCAACGGCGCACCCAATGAGGTCTACCGGACCGTTGACCTGGCGACGGCGGCGGTTTGGTCGAGCGCTGTCATTCAAGGTTTTCAACCACCACGATACCTTCTCGATTCCGATAAACCTGCTGGTTGAACTCGACTTGGACTAGGCGATCACCGCGCTGTTTAAGCCGGTAGAAGTCGAGGCCACTGAAGTCGAGTTCGAAGGCGTCGTCGTAAACGGCGAGTTCGCGGCGAAGGTCACCAACGGTGAGGGGGCGTGGGCGGTTTGGCATGGGTCCTCGTCTCAAAATTGAAGTTGTAAAACGAGCACTATAGCGCACCAGAAACTTGAGGTGCCGAACGACAAATATCAAGAATCAAGAAAAGGGCAACGTTGTGGACATCAGGCAATCTTATCTCGCAATGATCAGAGCATTTCCAGGCGGTTGGGACGCAATAGTCGGCGCGCTCGGCATGAGCCGCGACGCACTGGAAAATCGCATCTACGAACGCAAAGGGCAGGGCGTGCTGGTCGAGACTGCGCTCCAGATCCAGAAATTCTCTGACACCACGCACTTCGCAGCGGCGGTCGCTACCGCCAGCGGCGGCACCTTCGTCAAGCTGCCGGCAGACCTGTCGGACGAGAACGAGGTGCTGCTGGACAAGTTCCAGGCGTTGTACGCCGAGCTGGGCCAGTTCTCGGCCGACTTTAACGAAGCGAAGAAGGACGACAACATCGACGCCCGCGAGCGCAAGATCCTCGAGGACGACGGTGCGCGGATACACAAGGTGCTGTCCGAGTTGATGGCGATCACCTTCCGCATCTACTGTCCAAACGGCGGCGAAGCAGGGGGCGACAAATGACCGGCCCTCGCAAAGGCCCCGGCGCCGGCACACGCGGGTACATCGCGCTTGAAACGCTGCATTCCATCGGCGGCGAAGCCCGCAGCAACACCTGGATGGAAGCCAGCCTTCGTAAATGGCCGACCGCCGGACGCGTGACGTGGGATCGCCTGGTCCAGAACTTGATGGATGCGCGCCTGGTGTTTCAGCGCGATGGCGCGTTCGCCATTACCGACGATGGCCTTGCATGGCTTGGCGTGGCGGTTGATGCTCCAGCCCGCGAAAAGCCGGTGATCGTTGGTCCGCGCTATGTGGCGCCAATGCGGCCGCTCTCAACCAGGAACATCCCAGCCATTCGCGTAATGCGTGAGGGCGCGTTCGACTATCGCGACATTCCGTCGCTGCAGGGAAGTGCCCGCATTGAATTCAAGACCAGCCTGAAGGTGGCCGGTGGAGACGTGGCGGGATGAGCGACGTTGGTCAGGTAGTGCAAATGATGGTCGAGTACAAGATGCCGCCACTTCCGGCTGGCCATCCCATCCTCGACGGCAAGCATAAACGATTTGGACCGCAGAAGAAGGGTTGGTACATCCTCCGCGAAATGAAGCTGCGTTCGGGACGCGTGGTGGTTACTGGTGCGTTCGGCTTCTTCCAGGGCGACAACCGTAACACGGTCCCGGTGACGGTCGACACAGAGGCAATGTCCGAGGAAGAGCGTGACGAGTACGCGCGCCAGCAGCGGGCGGTCGAGAAGGTCGAAGCGGAAAAGCGCGACAACGCCGTGCGCCTGGCTGCCGGTCGTGCGCGTGACCAGTGGAGCAAGGGTTCGCCTGATGCGCAAGATCATCCGTACTTGGTGCGCAAGCAGATAGCGGCCGAGGGTCTGCGCGTCAGCGCGGACGGTTCGCTGCTGGTGCCGATGATGCGCGACGGCCAGCTGGTCGGCCTGCAGAAGATCAGCGCGGCCGGCGAGAAACGCTACAACAAGGATATGGACAAAGCCGGTGCCGCGCACGTGCTTGGCCAGGTGGCCGGAGCTTCGCTTATTGGCTGCGGTGAAGGCTTGGCGACGTGCGCCAGTGCGCGCATGAGCGTTGCAGCCTCGTTTGATCTGCCGGTGGCTGTAGCGTTCGACGCAGGCGGGATCATGGCCGTGGCCAAGCGCTTGCGGCGGGATAACCCAGAGGCGCATCTGCTTTTCCTCGCTGACGATGATTACTTGTTAGCTGAACGCTTCATCGAGCGCTTGCGCGAGGAATTCAAGGTCTCCGTTGCAGTGCCTATCGACGGCGCGTCGCACCAGGTGCTGGCAGACGATGGCGCTGAGGTGGATGTTACCGCCTGGTGGCGCACCGATCCCCAGGGGGTTCGGTACATCGAGGCGGACATGCGCAACGGGCGGCTGCTGCGCACCTACACGTACAAGAACGCGGGCGTGGCCAGCTGCCACGCTGCGGCCAAGGCGGTAGGCAACGCATCCGTAGCCGTGCCGCTGTTCGCCGACCGGGCCGGCCGCAAGCTTACCGATTTCAACGACCTTCACCTAGAGGAGGGGCTGGAAGCGGTAGCGGCGCAGATCGGGGTTTCCATCCTTGCTGCGAAGCAGCCTAAAAATGCTTCTCCTGCAGTCAGTGCGGGCGAAGCCGCCCCGGAACCGGTGCCCGCCAATTCCTCTCTTCCTGCTGCGCAGCAGCCTGAAGATGGTTCTCCCGCCCCCTCTCCTGCGGAGGCCGCGCCGGAATCGATACCTTTGCCTGTTGAATCAAACGCGCAGGAATCCCCCCTCCCCCCCGGTGCGGAGCAGCCGCGCGCAAGCGCGAACGAAAAGCCGCCAGCGGCCTTCGATGCTGTCCCGAGTGCTGGCGAGCGCCTTGCGCCGGGGGAGGGGGGCGACGACGAAGATGTGGCGCGCAAGAAGGACAAGCCCAAAAAGGTGTACGGGCAGGCGCACTGGGATCAGGTCGACGACGTACTGGAGAACTTCATCCTGGTGTACGGCGAAGACCTGGTGTGGGACTGCCGCCAGCGCATGCTGATGAAGGTGTCGGCCATGCGCACCATCGTGGCGAACAATGACGTCATGAAGTTCTGGTCGGGTGAGTCGCGCAAGTGGGTACTGAAGAAGAACATCGTCTTCGACCCGACCGAGGCCCCCAGTCCAGCAGTCAGCGGACCGACCGCAACGGTCAACCTGTTCAGCGGGTGGACGATGCGGCCGCGGTCGGGGAACTGCATGCAGATTCAGGTGCTGCTGCTGCACCTTTGCGACGGCAATCATGACCTGGCCACGTGGATACTGCGCTGGCTGGCCTACCCGCTGCGCAACCCGGGCGCGAAGATGGAAACCTCGATCATCATGCACGGCGACGAGGGCTCCGGTAAGAACTTCTTCTTCGAGAAGGTGGTGAAGACCATCTACGGCGTCTACGGCTACGTGATCGGCAATGCGCAGCTGGAGGCCAACTTCAACGACTGGGCGTCCATGAAGCTGTTCATGGTGGCCGACGAGGTGGTCACGCGCTCGGAGCTCAAGCAGATGAAGGGCAAGCTCAAGTACCTAGTCTCAGGTGACACGATCATCGTGAACCCAAAGGGCCTGCCTGAGCACAGCGAGAAGAACCAGATGAACTTCGTGTTCCTGTCGAACGAGCTGCAGCCGCTCGCGCTCGACAAGACCGACCGCCGCTACCTGGTGGTGTGGACGCCGCCGGCGCTGGGCCGAGAATTCTACGAGGGCGTGTGGGAGGAGATCAAGGCCGGCGGCGTCGAGGCGTTCTACCACTACCTGGTGCACGAGCTGGACATGGGTGAATTCAACGAGCACACCAAGCCGATCTACAACGACGCGAAGGACCAGTTAATCGAAAAGAGCCTGGCGCCGGCCGAGCGGTTTTACAGGGAGTGGTCGAAGGGCCTTCTGCCGCTGCCGCACATTACGTGCGGAGTGCAGCAGCTGTATGAGGCGTTCCAGGTGTGGTGCAACCGGTCGGGTGAATCGAAGTACACGTCGCTCACCACATTCAGCCCAACGGTCGAGCGCTATGCCGGTCAGGCGCTGTCCAAGAAGCCAATCCTGTACGAGTACGGCGAGAAGGTAAAGCAGCGGCTGGTGTTCCTGGTGGGCGAGCAGCCCCCTGGCAAGTCCTTCCGCGAGTGGGCCGAGGCCGCCAGTTCCGTATTCGAGACGGAACTGAAGGGGTACAAGCATCGCGGGGGAGGCGTTGTGGAGGGTTGACCCCCAACATTTGTAGCAAGCCTCCACATGAAGAACGCCCGTGGTTATTGATGTTGTGGACGGTATGGACGGTATTGAGGGTTTTTTCAGGCTCCATGCGCGCGCATAGGCGGGACGGAATGGAGCCAAGAAGCAGTGGGAATGGAAATTATTTCTACTTAATTTCAATTTAACCCTCAATAGTCTCAATACTGCCAATAAAGATAAATAAAACAATGAGTTAGATATGTTGGGGGTGTGTTGAGGGTGTTGAGGGTTTGTCGGAAAGAAACTATTTAACCGGGATAGGTGAAGGCGATGGCGAGAGGCAGCATGCGGGATCAGATGCCGGTGGTGGCAGCGTGGATCGACGATCTGCGCCACACGTTCGGCACTGAGTACATCGACAGAATCATCAAGGAGGGAGTCAGGGGCAAGCCGGTGTTCTTCGCAAGCGAGAACGGGCACACGGTGGGGACAGCGGTACCGGTGGGTACGCGGGTGTTGAGGGACGAGCGGGGCAACAGGACGGTGGTAATGGATGGGAATGGGCAGCGGATCAACGATATCGACGGCGCAGACCGGCGGGGCAAACTGAAAGGGATGAAGTGATGGGGTTGATGATGGGCGTGGAATTGGGACAGGAAGCAATTTTCGAGAATGCCGGGCAGGCGGTGCACGTGGCGTTCCTGGTCATGGCGCAGGAGGCCACACAGGACGCGCCATTGCGCAAGGCGCTGATCCGGATCATGGAGTCGATCAAGCTGGACTCGGGCAATCAGCGGCATTGGCTCGACCAGCTGCGCGGCGAGCGCAGCGGGACGGTGAACTTCGACGGGCTTAGTCCTGGTGACATCCGGGCTCAGTGCGCCCTGATCACCCAGGCGGTGAAGACCAACCTGCCGGAGATCGAACGCTGGGTGCTGCAGGCGAAGTATGGCGAGACGGAGTTTGAGGACATTCCAGCCGATTCGGTCAGCGACGCATTGAACGTGGCCCTTGCGGAGGCCGAGACTAAGGCGCGAGACGCATGTGACCATGTCGCGCAAGAGCGCAAGCGGTTCGCGGCAGCATGCGACGTACCGTGGATTGCGCTGACGAGAGCAGCGCGCCCGGGGCAGCCGGCGGAATTCCAGACCGCGCGCGCCGGATTTTCAGCTGCGAATCACGCACTGGCCGAAGCCGAGAGCATGGTGCAGGCGGCGCGGGTAGCGCTCGATCGTGCTGGCGCGCCGCGGCTCGGCGACAGAGGGCCAGCACCAGTGGGCGCCGTATCGCGCCGGCGATGGGCGTTCTCAGCCGAGAGGATCGAGTCGATCAAAGGCTTGTCCGACTGGTTCGCGCCGATGTTCCCACGCATCAAACCGCTGGCGATTGACTGTATGCTTGGCCGGATGTTTGCCAATCACAAGAAGCTGGACATCAGCTCCCGCGACCTTGCGCAGCAGTTCGGAGGCAACCACACACAGTATCTGCGCGCCTCTTGGAAGATGAAGAACCATATCAGGATTCTTGAGGCGAATGCGGTGGCGCGCCTTGAGCCGGTATTCATCAAGCACGGGGTAATTGCAGAAATTCAATAAATGCTTTGACGAAAGTGTTCCAGTAGGAGTATATTTTCGTCATTCTCGAAGATATTGTGTCCAAAGCCCGTGCAAGCGGGCTTTGTCGCATCTGCGCTCCGGCTTTGCGTTGAGCGATCAACGTGTTCCGCCCCGCCTGGCTCCTGCCATCGCGGGGCTTTTTGTTTCCGGCCATTGCCTAAGCATGGTGGCGTTGGGCGATAACGTAAAGCGCTTGGATTCTCAACGGCGAAAGGTGGTGATCCTGTCTCGATCCGCAACCATAGCGGGGGATACACACAGTTTTCGTTTGCCCGGTTCGCCGGGCTTTTTTATTCGATGCACCATGGTAGACCGTCCGCCTTCGAACCTCAAGCGTTCGCTGGACGGACGCGCCGCCTCGGTTGTGGGTAATGCAGATTCACGAGACGCCAGCGTGCCTCCAGTGGCGAACAACAGGCACAGTCGCCGACGAACAAAGGCCGGCTCCTCAAGCGTGTGCAGTAAATAGGCGCGGGCGGCGACACAATCGCGGACGTATACAGACGTCTGCACAAGGAGACCAAATGGCTGGTGTACAAATCACGGGCCTGCCGGAGCTATTGAGGCGCATGGATGAAGTGGCCAGGCAGCAAGCGCCGTTCGCCATGGCAAAGGCAATGACCAAGACGATGCGGCAGGCCAAGGTAGCGTTGGACGCGCACATCCCGGAGGCGTTCGACAGGCCGACACCATTCACCCAGCGGGCGGTGGCGTTTAGCGGTGCGACGAAGAGGGACCTAACGGCATCTGTGTTCGTGAAGGATATTCAGGCCAAGTACCTGAGGACCGAAGCCGAAGGCGGACCGCGGCAGTTCAAGTCGTTCGAGGAGAAGTTCGCGGAAGGCGGGCAGACCCGTGTGGCCTTGCCTGGACGCGGTGCGCCGCTTAACCAGTACGGGAACCTGACCAAGGCGAAGATCAAGCAGATCGCGCGAGACGTGAACACATCCGGAAAGGCGAAGCGATTTTTCTCCGGCAAGCCAAAAGGGCAAGACCTGCCGGCCGGCATTTACACAAGGACGAACAACAATAAGTCCATCACGCCACTGCTGGTATTCGCCACCGCCGCTGTGTATGAGAAGCGCTTCAAGTTCAGTGAGATCGGTACAGCCACCATCACCGCCCAGTTCGAGGCCAACATGGTTCAGGCATGGGCAGAAGCAGTCAGAACCGCGCGGTGATGAGGCCGGTCGATTTCCCCGGGTCCTCCCCAGGCCCATCCCCACATGGGTAATTCGCACCCCGATGTTCGCGTTGTCACAGGATTTCAAAGGGGTAGTCAGGTAGTCGGTAGTCAGTTCAGGTAGTCAGAGAGGGTGTCAGCATGGCGTTAATGGGATACAGGGAGTACTCCCGCCACGCTGGCGTTACCTTGCGGGCGGTGCAGAAGGCCATCGAGGCCGGGCACATCCGTGTGACAAGCGATAAGAAAATCGAGTCGGACCTGGCGGACCGGGACTGGCGGAATAGCAAGGACGTGCTGCGCCCGGTCATGAGCATGTTGCCCGAGAAAGCGGCCGCTCCGGCTGCGCCTGGCATTACGGGAAATCGCGCGAACGTTGCGGCTCCGCCGCGGCTCGAGGATCGGGGCGACGAGGAGGAGCAGCCCGAGGCTGAGTCCGATTCCACCACCGGCGAGTACCGGATCCACCGGGCGACGCGCGAAAAATTCAGCGCGCTGAAACAGGAGCTTGAATACAAGCAGCTGGCCGGCGAGCTGATCGCCGTAGAGGAGGCCAAGCGGATCGCGTTCACCACGCTGCGCGGCATCCGGGACTCGGTGCTCAATGTCCCGGCCAGGCTGAAAGATCAGCTTGCCGCGCTCGACGACCCGCACCAGTGCGAGCGCCTGCTCGAATCCGCGTTGTCCTCGGCGCTGGCCGGCATCGATGTCGGCAAGCTGCTGCAGGAACAGGATGAGTAATGGGTGCAGTCGACGAATTTATCCGGGCGGTCAACGAGGCCATCAGGCCCGATAGCCGGATCCCGATCGCTGAATGGGCTGAGAAGTACCGCGTGCTGCCGCCCGACACGCCGGAACCTGGCCCCTGGCGGAACAGCCGCACGCCTTACCTGGTGGGGATCATGGACGCGCTGTCGCCCGACAGCCCGTACCGCGAGATCTACCTCAAGAAGGGCCACCAGCTGGGCGGCTCCGCGCTTGGCGAGAACTTCATCGGCCATGCGATCACGTCGGCGGCCGGCAACATCCTTGCGGTGTTCGCCACGATTGACGACGGCGAAAAGTGGAACCTGTCGCGCTTCGAGCCGATGCGCGAGTCGACGGATGAGCTGAGAAAGCGGATCCGCGACAAGGAAGTAAAGGGTTCCGACAACACGCAGCGCCGGAAGAAATTCCCGGGCGGCTTCCTGCAGATCATCGGCGCCAACCGCCCTGGCGGCTTGAAGTCTTCGACGATGCGCTACGTGCTGCTCGAGGAGATGGACGAATACGCCGGCGACATCGGCAACCAGGGTAGCCCGGAAACGCTGGCGAAAAAGCGAACCAGTAACTTCGGCCGCAAGGCGCGCATCTTCGGCAACAGCACGCCGACCATCGTCGGCACGTCGCCGATCGACCGCAACTACCTGCGCGGCGACCAGCAGAAATATATGGTCGCATGCCCATGTTGCGGTGAACGTCAGTTCTTCCAATGGGGCCAGATGAAGTGGCCCGCCGGCGAGCCGGAGAAGGCGCGCTACCTGTGCGAGCGCTGCGATGTGCTGAGCACCGAAGCGGAATGGAAGACGCGCGGCTACGTGGGCGCTTATTGGCAGCCGACGGCAAAGGGTGAACCCGGCGTCGCCAGCTTCCACTTGCCATCCATATACGCGCCGTTGGGCTGGCGCCCGTGGGCGGAGATGGCGGCCGACTTCGTAGCGGCAAAGGACGACCCGGTCGCGCTCAAGGCCTTCGTCAATAACGAGCTGGCGGAGTGCTGGGAAGACCTGAGCGGCCAGCTCAAAAGCGCGGAGATCGCAAAGCGGCGCGAGGGTTATCCACTTCGCACGATTCCGAAAGGATGTCTCGTCCTCGTGATGTCCGTCGACGTTCAGGGCAACCGGCTGGAGTACCAGATCCTCGGCTTCGGCCGTGGGAAGAAGCACTGGGTCATCGACTACGGAATCATCGATGGCGATCCGGCCAAGGACGATGTGTGGACGCGCCTGACGGCGCTGCGCGAGCGCCCCATGGTGAACAGCTTCGGGGTGTCGATGCGTGTGCAGACGTGTGCAATCGACTCCGGTGGCCACCATACCCACGAGGTCTACCAGTACGCGCGGCTGCACCGGCACGTTGGCGTGTTCGCGGTCAAGGGCGCGTCGACCGCTGGCAAGCCGGTCATCGGCAGACCCGTTTCAATGGATGTAAACCACCGCGGCCGCACGATCAAGGGTGGCGTGCAGCTGTGGCACGTCGGTACGGATACCGCCAAGTCGCTGCTGTTCAACTACATCGCGTCGGACGAGGAGTCGGTACCGAACGACCGCTTCATCCGATTCGCCGCCGGCCTGGCCGATGACTACTTCGAGCAGCTGACCGCCGAAGTGTACGACGCCGACAAGGCGCAGTACCGCAAGCTGCCCGGCCGGCGCAATGAGGTGATCGACTTGTTCGTGTACGGATTTGCGGCAGCCTATCACCCGCTGCTACGACTGGACACGATGCGCGATTCGGACTGGGCTCAAATCGAGAGCGTAGTCGAACCGGTGAACGGGGACCTGTTTACCGCGCCGCTGGCGGCACCAGCCCAGCCGGAAGATGTTGTGGCCGAACCCGAGGAAGCGAAAGGCGAGGTCAACGTTGTTGCCGAGCCGCCGCCACCGCGCATCGAACAACCCGTTCAACCCGAACCACCGCAGGAGACCAGCAGCTGGCTCTCCGGCACTGATAACTGGCTGGATTAAAAATTATGGCTTTCTCACTCACGCAACTGAACGCAATCGAAGCGGCCATTGGATCCGGCCAGCTTTCGGTCAACTACGACGGCAAGAGCGTTACCTACCGCAGCGTCGGAGACCTGATCAAGGCCCGCGACGTGATCCGCGCGGACTTGATGGCATCGGGCGCGCTGGCGTCACCGCGGCTGTCGAACCGCGGCCCTGGTTCGCTCACCATCTTTAGCCGGGACTGACATGAACTTCATCGACGAGATCGTTGGCTACGTCAGCCCGATGTCCGGGGTTCGGCGCGCCCAGGCACGCAGTGCTCTCGAGCTGATGCGTGGCTATGACGCTGCAAAGGTCGGCCGCCGTACTGATGGTTGGATCGCCGGTGCCGGCAGCGCGAACATGGAGATTGCACCAGCGCTCGCAAGGGTGCGCAACCGCTGCCGCGACGTCGTTCGCAATAACGAATATGCGGCGAAGGCGCTCGACACACTGTGTGTGAATACAGTGGGGGATGGCATTGTCGCCAAGTCTCAAGACCAGGCCTTGTGGGACAACTGGTCCGAATACTGCGACGCGGACGGCCAGCTGGACTTTAACGGTTTGCTCGACCTGGCGCACCGCACGAGGCGCGAGAGCGGCGAGGTAATTATCCGCTTCCGCTCGCGTATGCCTGACGATGGCTTCGAGGTTCCGCTCCAGATTCAAGTGTTGGAACCCGACCATATCGACTCCAGCAAGATGGGTCAGCTGTCGAACGGGAATTACGCTATCGCCGGCGTGGAGTTCAACCTGATCGGCCAGCGCGTTGCGTACTGGCTGTTCCCTGTTCACCCTGGCGAGGTGGCCAGCTACCGGTTGAACAGTCTGGAAAGCGTGCGGGTGCCGGCATCCGAGGTGCTCCATTACTACCGCAAGCGCAGGCCGACCCAAGTGCGAGGCATGCCGGAGCTGGCGGTGTCGCTGCTCCGCTTGCGTGACCTGGCCGACTACGAACAGGCCGAGCTGGTCCGCAAGAAAATTGAATCGTGCTTCGTCGCTTTCGTTCGTAGCGATGACACGTCGCTGCGTATCGGGAACGAAACGAAGCAGAACGCGCGCTCAGTGAACGAGAAGGTGGCGCCGGGGATGATCAAGTACATTTCGAATTCGGAGGGCGTCGACTTCGGCAACCCGGCCTCGAGCGGGGGCTACGGCGACTACACCGATACTCAGCTGCACGCGATCGCCGCTGGTGCGGGCGTGATGTACTCGCAGATGACAGGCAACCTGTCGAAGTTCAATTTCAGCAGCTACCGGGCCGGTCTGGTGGAGTTCCGCCAGATGATCAAGGCGGAACAGTGGCTGGCGCTCAAGCCGATGGTGCTGGCACCGATCGGGCGCCGCTTCCAGGAAGTGGCACGGCTGGCAGGCAAGACCCGCAAGCCGATCGTGCCGATGGCCTGGACCATGCCGAAGCTGCAGTGGGTCGACCCGCTGAAGGATGTCATGGCGGCGAAGGAAGAACATCGCGGGACGACGAAGAGCATTTCGGAGACTATCCGCGAACGTGGCGAAGATCCCGAAAAGGTCTTCGCTGAGATCAGGGCTGAACGCGAGATGCTTAAATCCTACGGAATCTTGACAGACTCCGATGCTGCGATTTCCCAGCGCCTGATCGACGCTGCAACCGCTGCAGACATGCTCGACCCACTGTAACCGAAACTCTCCACCATATCCCGCCCTGCCGGCTTGCCCCGAGCAGGGCATTTTTTTGAGAGGTACACATGCCGCAACCGAACGACAACCGCAGCGAAGTTCTGCAAATGCCAATGCTAACGCGAGAGGCGCCAGTTTCAGCTGTCAATGCAGACGCGCGAACGGCAGAGATGGTGTGGACGACCGGTGCCGGCGTCCGGCGCTACGACTGGTACAACGACCGCTACTACGTCGAAGAACTGAGCATGGATCCGAAGCATGTTCGCATGGGACGTCTGGAGTCGGGACGTGCGCCACTGCTGAACACGCACCAGCGGTACGACCTGAGCTCAGTATTTGGAGTAATCCGTTCGGCATCGTTGGAGGCGACCCAGGGCATTGCGACGACTGAGTTCTCCAAGCGTGAGGATGTCGAACCGTACTACCAGGACGTAGTCGGCGGCATCATCGGTAACGTCTCGGTGGGCTACAACGTCTACGAGATGGATCGCATCCCGCCGTCCGCTGATGGGCAGCCGTGGATTTACCGCGCCGTTGATTGGGAGCCTAGCGAAATCTCACTGGTCCCTATTGGCGCGGACGCTGACTGCAGTATCCGAAGCGACGACCCTAGCCAGCCGTACTCAGGACCGGGCCCTAATGTGCGCATGGCGCCCTGCAAGTTCAACACCCGTAGCACTACAGCAGTTCAATCGCCGGCAGCCGCCGGTAACCAAACCAGAAAGGAACCCACCATGCCAGGTGAACAAGGCACTCAGGCGGCGCAGTCCACGGCCCCAACCCAAGCGCAACTCGACGCTGCACGCGCCGAAGGTGCCACGCAAGAATCCGCACGTCAGGCCGGCATCCGCGAAGCAGTGACCCTCGGCGGACTGGATGAAGCGTATGCCACCCAGCTGATCGGCCAGCGCGACATGACGGCAGCCGACGCCGGCATGGCCGTGCTGCGCGAGAAAGCCAAGCGCGATGCTGCAGCGCCAACCCGCAGCGCAGCGAACATCCAGACCATCAGCGATGAGACGGAAGTGCGCCGCACCGCCATGGCCGATGCGATCGCCCTGCGTGCCAACCCGAACGCGTTCCGCAACGATGCCAAGCGCGTCGACGCGGCGCGCCAGTTCCGCGGCATGACGCTGGTGGACATGGCGCGCGAATCGATCGAAGCGGCCGGCGGTAACGCACGCAGCCTGTCGCGCCGCGAGATTGCCGTCATGGCGCTGAATCTCGACCGTGATCTGCAAGGCCGCAGCGGGATGCAATCGGGTAGCGATTTCCCACAGATCCTCGCTGGCACCGTCAACCGCACCCTGCGTACCGCTTACGGTCTGCAGCCGCGCACCTTCACCGGCTGGGCCCGTGAGTCCACAGCACCGGACTTCCGCGAAGTGGCGCGCGCGCAGCTGTCGGAATCGGCAGCGTTCAAGGAAATCAAGGCCGGCGGCGAATACAAGATGCTTTCGTTCGGCGATTCGGCCGAGAAGTACTCGCTGAGCAAGTTCGGCGGTATCGTCGCGATCACCTGGGAATCGATCATCAACGACGATCTGGGCGCATTCGACCGTATCCCGCTGGCACTCGCTGCCGAGGCGGCGGCGATCGAAGGCGACATCGTGTACGGCATCCTTACCGGTGCTGCAGCCATGTCGGACGGCAAGACCCTGTTCCACGCGGACCACGGCAACCTGGCTGGCGCCGCCGGCGCGATCAGTGACGTCACGCTCGGTGCCGCTCGCGCCGCGATGCGCAAGCAGGTCGGGCTCAAGGGGCGAGTGCTGAATTTGACCCCATCGTTCCTGATCGCCGGTCCGGACAGCGAAAGCTTGGCGAACAAGTACACCTCGGCTTCCTTCGTGGCGGCCAAGGCGTCGGATATCAACCCGAACTTCAACACCAGCCTCGAAGTCGTGATTGACCCGCGCATTCTGGGTAATCAGTGGCACCTCTCGGCCACCCCGGCGCTGGTTGACACCATCGAGTACTCGTACCTGGAAGGCGAGCAGGGGCTGTTCACCGAGACCCGCCAGGGCTTCGAAGTCGACGGCCTGCAGATCAAGGCGCGCCACGTGTTCGGTGCGAAGGCGATCGACTGGCGCGGCCTGTACCAGAACGCCGGCGCGTAAGCGCGGTTCGGTGGTAAAGCCGGTCAGCTGAGGCTGACCGGTTCCGTTTCTACAACTCTCATTTGCGAAAGATCACATGAAAAACTTTATTCAGAAGGGCGTTACCCTGACTCTGCTCGTCGCCGCTGCCGCCCAGGCTGGCGAGGCGGTGCTGGTAGGGAAGATCTTCGGCGTTGCTCTGTCCGATGTGGCAGCAGGCAAATCCGGCGAATTCGTGACCGAAGGCGTATTCGAGCTGCCGGCGCTGGCCGGCGACGTTGCGGCACAGGGCGCTGTCCTGTACTGGGACACTGCCAACGAGCGCCTGACGACCACGGACGTGGGGAACACCCGCGTCGGCGTCGCGGTCGAGGCGAAGGCCGGCGGCGCCGCCATCGCGGTGATCAAGCTCGACGCTGTAATTAGCTGATCATGTCGTTCTCCGCCGCTGTATTCTGGCCAGCATTCAAGCAGGCCGGCATGTTGGACGAGGCGGTCTATCAGTCTGACACCGGACCTGCCATTGAGTTCGATGTCAGCTTCTCCCGTCCCGACCAGGTTGTGCTCGATGGCATGGTGCACAACACCGACTACAGCATCGAATACCAGCGCGGTGACATTGATCTGAAGCGCGGATATGTGGTGCGGATCGATGGCGAGGACTACAAGGTGCGGCAAACGCCGGTTGCCAAGGGCGACGGGACCTTCGTTGTTGCCTCTCTAGAAAAGGTTAGTTTATGACTTTGCGAGAAGCCTACATCGAAGGGTTAATCGCCGATCTAAGGGCCGCTGCTGGTATTGGCGCCATGGTCGAGCGGTCGATCGTCAAGGCATTCACGCGGGAAGAGGACACCGTTCTCGTCGTGCATCGCGGCGCCGAGAGTCAGCCTGACAACTCCAGGCTGGGTGTTATCGACCGGACGTGCGAGATCCTGCTAAGCATCGTCGCGCGAGGTGATGCGCCTGACCAGCTTGCTGATGCCGTGCTCGAGGTGGCACATCCGTTGGTCATGGCATACCGTGCGCCACGGATCATTGACGTTTGGGAAGGGCCGACCGACGCGCCTAAGTTTTCCGATGTTGGCGGTACGGCCGGCTTGATCACCGTGCACTATTTCATCAGGTACCGATCGGGCCCGAATAGCCTATCTTCGTAACGGACTCATGTCGGGGTACACGCCCGGAAGTAAGAGCAACATCCCTCAACCGAACCCGCCTGACCGCGGGTTTTTTTATGGAAGGACTCGTATGAAAACAAATAAGCAAGGCGATGTTGGCGGCCAGCCCGCTGGCGAAGCAGCTGATTTCCCGACGACCGCCGCAGCGCAGAGCAATGTGGCGAAGGTAAAAGACGTGATCGCAAGCGATGAGCACGCGGGAAAGGGTGGCAGCTATGTGATCAACCCCGATACCGGCAAGCGGCACCTGAGCATGGAAATGGTTGCAGGCCGTGCCGAGGCCGCGTTGGCGGAAAAAAAACGTGCCGCTTCCAAAGCGGCGGAACTGGGAGATGAATGATGGGTAAGCTCGTACGTAATGCCGTGCTGCTGGCCGTAATCCAGCCGGTCCCAGGTACCGACGCTGTGCCAACAGGCGCACTCAACGCCATCATGGCGATGAACATCTCCGCACAGCCGATCTCTGCTGAGTTCGCCAAACGCAACAACATCAAACCGTACTTCGGCAACATGGGCAGCGTCCCGGTTGCCGTCCATGCCGAGGTGTCGTTCGAAATCGAACTGGCTGGCGCGGGTGCAGCTGGCACGGCCCCGAAGTACGGGCCACTGCTGCGTGGTTGCGCGTTCTCCGAAACGACCTCCGCTGGCGTAAGCGTCACATATGCGCCGGTCACGGAGGCGCAAGAAGCCGTGACGTTGTATTACAACCTGGACGGCATCCTGTACCGAATGACGGACGCGAAGGGAACCGTGGCTTTCGGCCTGAGCGCCAAGGGCATCCCGGTAATGAAGTACCGCTTCATCGGCTTGTACAGCACGCCAACTGATACGCCGACTCCAGTCGGCGTGGACTACAGTGGCTTCAAGGACCCGCTCGCGGTAAATGCATCGAACACACCGGTAGCAACCCTGCACGGCGTCGCCGGCAAGGTGCAGTCGATCGATGCGGACATGGCCAACCAGCTGGTGTACCGCAACCTGATCGGTTGGGAGGGCATCCTCATTACTGGCCGCGAACCAACCGGTTCGTACGTCATGGAACTTGAATCCGTCGCCACCAAGGACTGGTACACGACGATCAAGGACGGCGTGCTGGGCACTCTTTCGGTGACCCATGGCCTTACCGCGGGCAACATCATCCAGTTGGCGGCGCCGAAGGTGCAGGTGCTGGACCCGTCGCTCAGCGAGGCTGACGGCATCTCCATGTTGACCTGCAAGCTCGATCTGCAGCCGGATGTCGGCAACGACGAATTTATTCTGACGGTCCGCTAGTCAGCGTCCACAACCATCCCCTCGGCCAGCCATTGCTGGCCGTTTTCTTACCCCCTCAAAAATAGGAACTGTCATGGCATTCAAAGTCGCTCTGTCGCCCACGTACCAAACAAAGATTGTCGTCGAGACCCCAAACAACAACGGAAAGTTCGACAAGTCGGACTTCATGGCCGAGTTCAAGCGTGTCAGCTTCGACGATCTCGACGAACTCCGCAAACTGCCGCAGAAAGAAGTGCTGGAGAAAGTGCTCGTTGGCTGGTCCGGCCTGGTCGATGAAGGTGGCAGCGAAGTGCATTTCAATCCATTGAACGTTGCGGTGGTGTTGCAGATCCCACAGGCGTTCACTTCGTTGTACGAAGGCTTCTGGAGTTCGATCTTCAGGGCTAAGGAAAAAAACTAAAAGCGGCAGCGCGGTACTGGGCCGGTGACGTGCCGGCGCCACCCACCAGTATGACGGACGACATCGTCGACCAGCTTGTTGCGTTGAAAGCGCCGCCGGATGTAATCGAGGCGGCGCGCGATCGAGCCCAAGCCCGGAGAGGCGGCGCGGCTGCTGCCAACGATACGTTCGATGTCTGGCCCGAAAACTGGACGTCGGTGCAGCTCTTCCTAAACGTCAGCACGCAATGGGATGTTGTCGCCGGAATGAGCGGCCTGATTTACATGGGTCTCAAATACGAAATTGTCCCGGAACAGATGGACCGCTTGCGAATCGCTCGGAAGAAGCGAGCGGACATGTGGGGCGATCTCAGCTTGATGGAACGTGCAGCGCTGCCGCTGCTGAATAAAAAAGCACCGTAGCCCAGCTCGCCGTCGAATCGATGGCAGCACCTTGAAATGGATCCCTATGTCAGCACTTGGCTCACTTGTTGTAAAGCTCGCTCTTGAGTACGCGGAGTACACGAAGGGGCTCGAAAAATCCGATCAGGCGTCCCTGAAGTTCGCGAAAAATGCGCAACGCCATTTCGATGAGGCAGGCAAGGCTACGACCGATTTCCTGTCGAATGTCGCCAAATCGGCTGCTGGCGCGGTAGCAGCCTTCTTCACCGTCGACGCCATGATCGGTCAGCTGAAGAGCTCAATCGACACGCTGGCCAATCTTGACGACATGGCGCAGAAGACCGGCTCGAGCGTGGAGAACCTCTCGCGTTTGCAGAAGGTCGCCAGCGCATTCAGTCAGGACTTCGGGGTCGTCGACGCCTCAATATCGCGACTCGCCAAGGGTATGGCTACAGCGGACGACGAGAGCAACAAGGTGCACAAGGCTCTCACCGCGCTCAGCGTCTCTTCCAAGGATGTTGCAGGCAAGCTTCGTGATCCTTCCGAGGTCCTGGTGGATGTGGCCAAGAGCCTGCAGGGCTACGGCGACGATGCCGGCAAGGCCGCACTGCTGAACGACTTGCTGGGGAAATCCGGTGCCGATCTCATTCCGTACCTGAACGACGTTGCGGAAAATGTCGACAAATTCGCTGGTGTTTCCAAAGAGGCGGCGGAGAAAGCATCGGCGCTGCAGGACCGCCTCGGTGCTATGCGCGAGAAGTCGGATGCCCTGTTCACCTCGATCGCGACCGCGACTCTTCCCGCGATGAGCGACCTTGCCGGTGCGTTCCTGGATGTGGCCGAGTCGCGTGATGGGCTCGTCGATGGGAAGGGCGCGGAGTGGGCCGATGATCTGGCTCTTGGACTGGCGCGAGTCGTTGACGTTGCGATCCTGCTGCCGAAGATTCTCTCGGCAGTTGGTGGAAGCATCAACGTCGTGGCAAGCGACGTGGGCTTGCTGCAGACAGCGATGGAGAACGCCAATCCACTTACGATGGCCCGCAAGTGGCTGAAGGGCGGTTCGGCCTTCGATGATATCCAGAAGGCCCTGGATAAACGTAACCAGACGCTGGCCGACGCAAACAAGAAGTGGGACGACCTGTGGAACAAGCCGGCGAACCAGCTCGAGCAAGCGATGCTCAAGCGGATCGCTGGCCGTGCTGATGCACCGGCGGCTGGCCCGGACAAGCCTGTAGTGGAAAAGCCGTCGCTGAACTACACGACCGGCAACGGGCCGAAGGAAGCTCGTAACGATTTTGACCAGATGAATAAATCGCTACAACAGAAACTTGCGCTTACTGAGCAGGAGATCACGCTCGGCCGTGCGCTCTCCAGTTCCGAAAGAGAGATCGCCGCGCTTACCCGAGGCCGCATTGAAGGCACGGTAAAGCTATCGGACGTTGATGCAGCGAAGCTCGCCGCAGGGTTCGCCCAGCTCGGGCTGAATGAAGACCTACTGCGCGCACGTGCCGCAGCGGAAAAGTTCGATAAGGACGAACTCGCTGCGGCGCAGAAGAAAATTTCGACCGCATACGAATCGCTGGCGAAAATGCAGGAGGAGGTCGACATGTTCGGCAAGCTCCCAGCTGAAATCACGAGGGCGACCATCGCCAAGCTGGAACTGCACAAAACCCAGTTGGAAATTAACGAAGGTACCGCTGAAGAGATCCGTACGGTTGAGGGATTGATCGAAGTGAACAAGCGCCTTGCGGGCATGCAAGATCGCAAAACTGAGCTCGAGGAAGCTAAGAAAGCCCGCGAGGAACTCGACAAGTTTCTCGATCCTACCAAGGCGCAAACGTTTGGCGAGGCGCTCCAGGGAGCGTTTGGCGGAGCCGGCGACGCTGCGTCCAGGATGATCGGTTCGCTTCAATCTTATGGCATTAAGCAGGCCGAGATCGAAAAAGCAAGGAAGGACGCGGCCAAGGCATACGCGACGGATTCGACGAAGCTTGCCGCCGCCTCAAAGGCGATTACCGAGAAAGAGGTGAAGAACAAAATTGGCGCGTACGGGGACATGGCCGGCGCGGCAAAGGGATTCTTCAGCGAAAATTCCAAGGGCCACAAAGCCATGGAGGCCGCAGAGAGAGGATTCCGCGCCGTTGAGACCGCGATGGCGATTGAGTCCATGCTAACCAAAAGCGGCCTGCTGACCGCATTCACGGGCCTGTTCGTCGCCAGTAAGGCGGCCGAAACCACGGCAACCGTCACAAACACGGCAGTTGACACGGCAGCGACCGGAGTGTCAGTCGGGAACTCAATGCTGCGGGCTGGAGCATCGACCGCTGCTGGTGCCGCTAAGGCATTCGAGCAAATGGGTGTATGGGGCTTTGTCGGCGCTGCTGCCATCATCGCCTTCATGGGCAAACTGGGAGTGTTTGGCGGAACTGGTGGTGGCGGCCCTGCTGCAGCCACATTCGAAGATCGACAGAAGAAACAGGGCACCGGCACGGTGCTTGGCGACGATTCGGCGAAATCCGAATCGATCGCGAAGTCGCTGGAGATCATGGAGCAGAACTCCTCGATGGGGCTGGACTACCAGAACTCGATGCTGCAGGCGTTGCGCAATATCGAGACGGCATTGGGTGGGGCGGCCAAGGGGATTTTCCAGACCGCGGGACTGACTGGTGGCAGCGCTTTCGGCACGACCAACACGTCTACCAAATCCTTCTTCGGCTCGGACAAGAGCACGACCATCACCGATACCGGCGTGCGCTTCACTGGCTCGCTTGGCGATTTGCGCGCTGGTGGCGGTAGTGGCATCCAGTACGAGGATGTGACCAAGACTAGCGATGGTGGCTGGTTCAGTGGCAACAAGACTAGCTCCAACACGAACACGAAGGCGCTCAGCGATGCGGCGCTGAAACCCTTCACGCTCATCTTCGACAACATGGGCGACTTGCTCGTCGGCGCCGGCGTCAAGTTGGGCGCCGATAGCATGGGCCTGACGAACGCCATCAATCAGATCGGCATCGATTTCGCGGTCAGCACCCGCGAACTGAAAGGTCAGGACCTGGTTGACGCGCTGTCGGCCGGTATCAGTGTGGCATTCGACAAAGTTACAACTGCAGTATTCCCGCAGATCGCCGAGTTCCAGAAGGTGGGCGAAGGCATGGGCGAGACGCTGGTGCGTGTCGCTGCAAACTACGCATCACTGGACGCGACACTCAACGCGATGGGCATGACCTTCGGCCCGATCGGCATCGGTAGCCTTGCAGCGCGCGAGCACCTGATCATGCTGGCCGGTGGTATCGACAAGCTTTCCGAACAGGCGTCGGGCTTTGCCGAAAACTACCTGACCGAAGCGGAGCGCCTGGCGCCAGTGCAGAAGTATGTCACCGAGTCGTTAGCGACCCTTGGGTACCTGGGCGATACAGCACTGCGTACTCGCGACGACTTTAAGGCAGCCGTCCTCGGGCTGCAGAATGGCGGCGCGCTTGCGACTGAGGCTGGCGCGGCTACGTTCGCTGCGCTGATGGCACTCCAAGGGGCGTTTGCAATGACCGTCCCGGCCATAGAGGCGGCGAGCTCGTCAATTGAGGGCATGCGCGAGTCAGTCGCTGTTCTCCTTGGTGGGGTGGACGATGCGGTCGGGGTCCTGCAGCGTGTAACCAATGCTGAGAAAGAGCGAACAGGCAAGGCACATGAGCTGACAATGAAGCGGCTGCAGGCGCAGATGGACGTTAGCTCCGCCCTGGTCGCTGAGCATAAAGCATTGTCGAGCCTGTCCAGCACGACAATCTCGCAAATGAGCATTGCAGGTAGCGAGGGTGCTGACCGGGCCTCGGCCCAGGCACAAGTGCGGAATGCTATCGCGATCGTAATAGCGGGCGGCATGCTTCCTTCTGCGGAAAGCATGCGCGCGCCGTTTGCAGTCTTGGCAAAGGACTCCTCGAATCTGTTTGCGACGATGCAGGATTACCAGCGCGATTTCTATCGGACGCAGGGTGACATCGCGGCGCTGGGCGCGTTGTCGGACAAGGCCTTGTCGGTCGAGGAGAAAATGCTTGCAACGCTCAGTGGCCAGAAGGACTTGGCGCAACTGGCCTACGACGGTGAGATTGCGCGCCTCGACGGGATACTGGAACAAGCCCAGCGGGAAATCGACATCCTCAACGGGATCGACACAACCGGCTTGACCATTGTCCAGGCGTTGGAAGCGGTGCGTCTCGCAATTCTGGCTGCCCAGGCAAACCCGATTGCCGCCTCGGGCGCGAGCATCAGCGACGCGTATAAATCGGCGCTTGGCCGCGCGCCCGATGCGGCCGGCCTTGAGTTCTTCAAGGATAAGGCGGCAACAGGTACGCCGATCAGTGACATTGTTGCCGCTATCAAGAACTCCCCGGAGGCGAAAGCGCAGGCCATGTATCAGTCGCTGCTTGGTCGCGCTGGTGACGCCGGTGGTATTGCGTACTGGACCAAGGTGCTTAGTGGAGGAATGTCGGAGCAGGCGGCGCGCGACTTGATGATGCAGTCCGGAGAGTATAAAAAGCTCAAGGGTATCCCGGGTTTTGCGAATGGCGGCGATCATTCCGGCGGCGTCCGTATCGTTGGCGAGCGCGGGCCTGAGCTTGAGTTCACAGGTCCATCCCGGATCGTGAACAATCGCGACCTGATGGCTCGCCTTCAAAATCCTGGCGCGAACAGCGATGCGCTTGTGACTGAGATTCGTTTGCTGCGCCAGCAGGTTGAACGCTTACAGCTGGCGGCAGAGAAAACGGCTGACGATACAGGAAAAATGGTTCTCAGCACCGGTCAACTTGCCGATCAGTTCAACGAGGTTAGCGAGGGAGGCAATGCTATGCGATCGGATGTAGTGGCATCTGTGCGCTTGGAGGTGGCGACATGACGGTAAGTGCAAGAGTGATGGTTACTACAGAGATAACAGCAAGCATGATCAAGGCGGGAACAACGATCGCAGCGACGGACGCGGCAGTAGGTGAGGTGGCGTGGGTATCTGGTGGCGTCTATGCGGTCGACGATCAGCGCACGTACGGCGATTCTGTTTGGGGATGCAAACTCGCCCACTCTGGGCACGCGCAGGCGCCTGACCTTGATTCGAACTACTGGATTCGCCAGGGCCCGACGAATCGAATGGCGCCTTTTGACGATTACACCAATACGAAGGCGGTGGCTACTGGATCGCTCACGTATGTGTTTCAACCGGGGTTTCTGAACGGCCTCGCGGTGTATGGCATGGAGGGCGCTGCGTATAGCGCCACCGTTAAGGACTCGCCTGGCGGGGCTGTACTTCGGTCGTGGAGCGGTGATTTGTATAGCCAGGCCTCTGGCTTCTACGAACTATTGTTCTCTTTGCTTGTGCCGACGGTTCAAATGTCCTTTGACGACATTCCGCTCGCGCCAGATGCTGAGGTAACGATCACCGTTTCTTCTGACCCAGGGAAACGGGTGGCGATCGGGGCAATCAAGGTAGGCGACTGGCGCCAGTTCATCGGGGATGGTGGCGGAGGCGGCGCGCAGTACGGTGCCGAGTCCAATCGTAAGAGCTATACGTTTCGTAAATACAATTTCGATGGAACATACGAGATCGTCAAGCGTGCCAGTAGTCGAAATGTCAACTGTAGCGTAGTGATCGACGCCGACCAGGCGATGTATGCCGATTCAATCCTGGGGGAAATCGTGGAGACCGCCGTACCGTTCGAAGCGAGCGGCTTGCCGGGCTATGGGTATCTCAACACGCTCGGATTTGTCGCTGGAAGCATCCGCGCTGACAGCGTGGGCACCACATCTATCAATCTAAAGATCGAAGGAAATATTTGATGGCAATTACCCCGGTACCGGCAATGACGGACACGCCACCGTTCCCTGCCTTGGCGGATCGTGCGGCAGGCACCTACAACGCCAAGGCGTATGCGTTTGGGTCGCATATGTCTGACACGTTCAATAGCGAGCTCGTTGCGGTCGCGACCAATGTGCAAGGCAATGCAGCCGATGCGGCGGCTAGCGCAACCACAGCGACGACCAAGGCTTCGGAGGCGACATCGTCGGCGAGCAATGCTGCGAGCAGCGCCGCCTCTGCACTGACGGCGCCAGGAACGAGCGCGACCAGTGCTACGAGTCTGTTGATCGGCACGGGCAGCAAGAGCCTGATCATTCAGACGAGCAAGGCATACAGCGTCGGCCAGTCTGTCGTCATTGCCGATAGTGCATCGCCGTCGGCGAATTGGATGTGGGGTCAGATCACAAGCTATGACGCCGGTACGGGTGCGCTGGTCGTCAATGTCAAAGAGGCGGGCGGATCGGGCACCTACGGCTCATGGGCCGTTAGCCTGTCCAGCAGCCCTGGGCTAGCGGCGCCCCGCATCGTACGCTCGCCTCGCGCGAGCAACACCATGCTCGGTGCTTCTGACCAGGCGACCCTGATTGACATCACCGGTGGCACCTTCTCGCAGACCTTTGCCGCTGCGGCCGTTTTGGGTAATGGCTGGTGCTGCTGGCTGCGCAATTCAGGAACTGGCGATATCACGCTCGATCCGAACGGCGCCGAACTGATCGATGGCCTTTCCAGCTACATCATGTATCCCGGCGAGGCCCGCCTGATCCAGTGTAATGGGACGACGCTCACCTCGATGGTGATCTCGCCGTTTAATAAAACGTTTACTGTCAGCAGCAACTTCATTAAGCCACCCGGATATACCGACTTCGGGGGAGTGACGTGGAATGGAGGAAGGGGAGGGTCTGGAGGATCCGGATATAACACGACTAATGGATTCCCAGGTAGCGGTGGAAGTGGTGGCACAGGAGGCGAAGGCGGATGGTTCACTATTGGCGCTTCCAAGCTCGGAGCATCGTCCACTGTGACCATTGGTGCCGGTGGAAGCGGAGGCACTGCGACCAACATTGCCAATGCAGCTGGTGGTGCCGAGGGCGCGGGTGGCACCACATCATTCGGACCGATCTCGCTTGCCATTGATGATTATGGTCCATGGTTTGCACGTAAGAATGGGGGTAACGGCTCATCTATTGGATCACCACCAACAGCAGGTGTTGCGGCAAGGGGTGGTGGGGGGGGCGGGGGTGGCGGAGCCGGGGGCAATCAGGGGAATACCGTTGGTGCTGGCGGTACTTCCATCACAGGGGGCAACGGCGGCAGTGGGGGCGCACAAAATACCACGGGGGTCGCGGGCGCTGCCCGTGGTGGCGGGGGTGGGGGCGGAGGAGGCGCCAGTGCCGACGGAACAATGTCCGGCCCCGGCGGTCCCGGTGGCCGAGGTGAAGTATGTGTATGGGGGATTGCATAAATGAACGCACATCAACTCGACGCCGACGGCGTCATCATTAACACCATCGTTGTCGATGACTTGAACGCTCTAACGAACCTGATCGACGCCGCACTCGGCGGGCGAATTGGCGACAGATGGGATGGTGCAAACTTCCTCCCCCCAGCGTTCTCCGCAGAGGCACTCGAAGAACTCAAAGCGCACGCCATCGCGCAAACATATGCGGACGTGGACAGCGTGTATGACGCTGCCATCGGGCGCCGTGCGACCGAGTACGCGGACGCGGAAAGCGCGGCGCGCCAGTACGTGGCCGGCGGCTACGTTGGCACGGCATCGAGTTACGTCGCGGACTTTGCCATGGACAACCCGACCGGCTTGCAGCAGACAGACGCATGGGCCGCGGACAATATCATCGCCCGCGCCGATGCGTTCCGATCAGCCCAGCTGTCGATGCGCAGTACGCGCTTTGTCCGCCAGAAGGGCATGCGCGGCGCTGCCAGTAAGGCTGAGCTGGCCGTCGTAGTGGAGCAGTGGAACGGCTTTATTGCCAGCCTTCGCGCACAGCTGGGGGTGTAGTGGGAACCGTAACATTCCTGTACACACGACGGCGGCGAAACCCGATTTCGCTGGCGATCCGCTGGGCCATGCCGCGCACGCGCTTCGCCTGGGCGCTGTCTTCGCACCTGATCGTTAAGGTGGGTGATACCTGCTACGAAGCGACCATGTTGCATGGCGTGCGCAAGGTACCGCTGGCCGTGGCGATGGCGGGTCAGGTTCTGGTCAAGGAAACGCACTTCTACGTTCCCGACCCAGCCGCCGGGGTAGCCTTTGGCGAATCCCAACTCTGCACCTACGAACCGAAGCTACCGACCTGGTTGCCGAGGTGGGTCCGAGCGCCGCTGGCCGTCGCGCTCAAGATCCGCAACAACAACTATGACTTCAAAGGTGCGTTCGGGCTGTCACTCGCGCCGGGCCGCGATTGGGCTGAGGACGATTTCTGGTTCTGCTATGAGCTTGGCGCAGGCTGGCTTCGTGCTGCTGGGCGCAACGTGTTTTCCAATCTTTCCCACGTTGGCGAAACTGCCCTCATGGCTATCAATCCTTGATCACTCACACCCACAATGAAAGTAAATAGAATGAGCGAACCAATTTCCGGCGCTGCAGCCGGAGCAGCTGGCTGGAATTTTATCGGTGGCTTGGCCGGGATCGCCGGGATCGGCGCCGGTCTGGCTTCCATCGTCGTGATGTGCGCCATGACGCCGCGTAGCGCCAAGGAATGGGCTGTCGGGATCATCTCGACGGTCGTGGCATCCATCGGAGGTGGTGCGGCCGTTATCCAGCACTATGATCTGCTGGCGTGGGCAGATACGCCCATCGGCCTTGTGGCCATGCTCGGCCTGGTGTTCGCTTGCGGGTTACCTGGTTGGGCCATCGTGCGATGGATGTTCAACTACATCGATCGGAAAAAGGGGGCCGATCTCGGCGAGGTGATCAGCGACGTGCGGGGCGCACTGTGAACCGCTCGCAGCTGCTGTCCTTGTCGCCCGGCCTCGGCGCGCGCGTCGACGTGTTCATCGAACCGCTCAACGTCGCAATGAAGCGCTTCGAGATCGACACGCCAGCACGCCAGGCGGCGTTCCTGGCGCAGGTCCTGCATGAGTCGTTGGGCCTGACCAGGATGACCGAGAACCTGAACTATTCTCCTGCGGCGCTGATTGCCACCTTCAATACCCGTCAGGCGATCCGTTTCACAACGGATGCCGCCGCGCTGTACGGCCGCACTGCGCACCATCCTGCCAACCAGCAGATGATCGCCAACACCGCTTACGCGAACCGAATGGGCAACGGTTCGATCGAGTCGGGCGACGGTTGGCGCTACCGTGGCCGCGGTCCTGGCCAGCTCACCGGCAAAGACAACTACACGGCTTGCGGAGAGGCGCTCGGGCTTGATCTGGTGAACTGTCCGGACCAGGTCGCCGAGCCTACGGTCGGCTGTCTGGCCTTCGCATGGTTCTGGGACAAGGGAAATCGCACGGGCAAGTCGCTCAACCTGGTGGCGGACATTGGCAAGATCGACCGGCTTAGCCTGGCGGTGAACGGCGGCAGCCATGGGCTGGCCGAGCGAATTGCGCTGACCCAGCGCGCGCTCGAGGTACTGGCATGACTCGCCTGATGGGGCGCATCGCGAGTGTGGCCGTTCCACGCTGGGCGATGTGGGCAGCGGTAGGCGTGCTGGCAGTATCCGGCTACGGGACGGGCCGATTGCATGAGGCGCGACGTGGCGCTGACGCCCACGCTCAATACGTTGCTGGCCAAGCCGAGCAGGTGGTTGTCATCGTCAAAAAGCAAACCGAAGTGGTGACCGTCGTCGAAACGAAATACCGTGACCGCATCCATACAATTCATACAGAAGGAGTCGCAATTGAAAGCATCATCCCCGATCTCATTACCCCTGCGGATATTGAGCGCTTTGCTGTCAATGTTGGCTTTGTCCGCTTGCTCGACGCCGGCTGGGATGGTTCCGTTGCTGGACCCGCCAGCGATTCTGATCGAGAACCCGCTGGAATTTCGCTCGATGAAGTCGCGGCCGTTCAAGTCGGCAATGCCACCAGCTGCCGGATCTGGCGCGAGCAAGTCTACGGGTGGCGCGAGTTCTACGCCAAGCAGCAGGTAGCGGTCAACGGCGAGGCTGGAGAGTGGTACGTGGCGGCGCCATTGATCGGCCCGCCGCAATGAGGTGACGCATGACCCACATTATTGACGTGCGCATGCATGGCGAGGCCGACACTTCGCCGTTGCAGATGATCAGCGCGACGCGGTTGGCACACCTTGGACGGATGGAGGTCCTGGCCAAAGAGCTCGTCGCTCTCATAGACCGCGGTCGTGGAGCCGTGGATCGTGCTCTTACAACTAAGCCTGATCCGAACATAAAGGCAATAGTGGGTGAAGGACCTGTTGACGCTCCTCCACCCTAGATTCAAAGACAGAGCGCCTGTGCTGGTTGCGCTAACAACCAGTACAGGCCTCAATCCACTGAGCTACCAGTGAACCAAGCTAGGGCTCTGCACCTCCCGGGAGGCGGCCGGAGCATAGCACGAAACATAATAAAAAGGTTTACTTATGGCAACTCCAATCATTCCATGGATCGGCGGCAAACGGCGCCTGGCCGATCACCTTATCCCTCAATTTCCTCCGCACAAGTGCTACGTCGAGGTGTTTGCCGGCGGCGCTGCGCTCTATTTCATGCGCCCGCCTGCCGACGTGGAAGTGCTGAACGACATCAACGGCGAGCTGGTCAGGCTCTATCGCGTTGTGCAGAACCACCTCGAAGAATTTGTCCGGCACTTTAAGTTCGCGCTGGCCAGCCGCGAGGTCTTCAAATGGCACCAGGTGACGCCGCCCGAAACCTTGACGGATATTCAGCGTGCTGTTCGATTCTTCTACCTGCAGCAGCACGCGTTCGGAGGGAAGGTCGACGGCCAGAGCTGGGGTACCGCCACAACTGCCCCGCCAGTCAACCTGTTGCGCATCGAGGAGAATCTATCGGCGGCCCACCTGCGCCTGTCCGGCGCCTTCATCGAGAACATGGACTGGCACAAGCTGATGGAACGGTATGACCGCCCCCACACACTGTTCTACCTCGATCCGCCATACTGGCAGACGGAAGGCTACGGCGTGGACTTCGGCCTGGAAGAATATGTCAAGATTGCGGACCTGATGGGGCGGATTAAGGGCAAGGCCATTCTGAGTCTGAACGACCACCCGGACATCCGGAGAATCTTCGGCGCGTTTCAGATGGACACGGTTCCGATTTCGTACAACGTCGGTGGAGGCGGAAGGGCTGTGGATCGATCGGAAGTGATCATCTACAGCTGGGATCGGTCTACGGACCCCGTTGGACTCTTTTAGTCGAGCAAGCTTGTGCAGACGTCTGCACAGGCAGCTTGCGTCCTGCCATAATACTGCGCGATACTGTATAAATGTACAGTAGAATAAAGCGGCTACGGCGTCGGGGCGAGCGAAAGAGCGATCACGAAATCGGCGCGGATGAGGGCGTCGTGGGCCACATTACCATGGTGCTGATTGAGAATTTGCCGGTTATGAAGGTGCACGGCGCCGGCGACGACGCTGTGCAGAAACCGCTTCTCCCGCTCATGTGGCGCGCGAAGGTCGTCATGATTCGTGGCGACAAGATGCTATTCCAAGGTTACGAGCGGTTGGGGAACCAAGATGACCCAGCGGCGCGGGTTGAAAAGCAGGAGTGGGCCGTTCAGGTTATGGTCGAACCTCCTGCTACCGTTCCATGATTGCCCGCTGAGCGCCGCTCATAGTGAGCGTTTGCAACGAGTCAAACTCAGAAATGATGCCTTTCGACAACCATAGCCGCCAGTAGCATTGATATAATCTTTGCAACGTAGTGTTTTACTCCGTCACTTCATGGCAAAGGGTCATATGAGCTTCGAGGTTCAGTACGCTGTCATTCACAGTTTCACAAAAGAAGCCAACACGACGGTTCTTAAGGGCATGGTCAAGAAGATCAAGACGATCGATGTTGGCTTGCCTGCAGTTGTTGCCTTGGTTAAGGGAGTAAATGGTCTCCTCGGAAAGACTGGAAATATTCTCAGCTACGGTCAATTTGGCGACGATAAGCGCGAGGGACCTTTCCCAAGTCGATTCGACGCATACCAAACCGCAAATCCGACCGACGCATCGTTTCTTGCCTTAAGCCACGTAGCCGTTGACGAATTGGCGAAGGAAGCTGCTGAGGAACCCTTCGCCACTGGCGGGCACATCCTCGTCGCGGCTTACACGAACGACGGACGTCCGTTTTTTTTAGTCGCGATGATCAAACAGCGTGGCGGGATCCAGCTCGACGCTGACTACGTTCCCATCGAAATTACGGAAGTGGACTTGTCGAAGGTATATCAGGCGGCACGGATAAGCGTAAAACGGTACCTTGACGTGAAAGTTATGGCGCCTGAGGTAGTCGCCGAGGACAAAATCCCCGAAGACAGAACCTACCTGGCGTTTTTGGGGCAAGGGACACATAACCAAGCCTCCGGATATTTTGTAACGGCGCTCGGGTGCACGAAGGGAATCGGTTCATCCAGGGCAACGCAAAATGCCCTTGATGCAGTACATACATTTTTCGGTCGCGCTGACCTGAAGCCCTTTCGACTTGAGGCGCGTAATGCGGTTGCATCCTATCTGGAGGGTAAAGAAAAGACTGGCCAGAACGCCATACTGACCGAACTTGCTTTTTGTGCAACGGGGCCAATGAAAGCATCGCAAGAAACCGTTATCGAAGAGTTCAAAGCGTATTTGAACAGCGACTTAGCGAAGGTGCCGGCTGCATTTGCGGTTCATAAAGGGACGTTAAAAAAGGGGACGCGTATCAAGGCCGAAATGCCAAGTTACTCGTTCACGTTTGAACGCAAAAGTTTAGGGGACTCGAACAACTCGGCAGTTTTTTTTAACGTCAAGAATAAGTCGATTACCTTCAATAACCTTAATGACAAAACTGTAAAAGAAATAATCGCCGAGCTCGCGCTCCACAAATAGGCATATGTTCGCAAAAATCGTTGAGCTTTATCGCGCTCTGAATCGTCCGCCCATCGAAAACGAGAGTTTCGTTTTTGAGGGTTCTTGCACGCCGGCGACTATAGAGCTAATCGAGGAGGTGGCCGGTTTGTCCGACCACTTCGGGTATTTTGAAGATAAATTCATCGACGGCAATAACGTGAAGGTCGATTTCCGCCTCGCATCGTCCGATTACGCTGGACGGTTTCATGCATCTGTTGGCGAATTCATCGCAGCGACTCCCTCGCTGAATTTTGGTGACGTTCCAGAGCGCTACTATGTTATCGACTTGGATTATTTCTCCGGCGATGGCACGCCTCCGCCTGTGCTAATTTCGCTGTTGGAACTGTGTAGATTCATTCGCGCGATCTCCTCGCTAGCGGCTGAGTACGCACAGGGTACAGATCTGACTTATGGCGAGAACCGTCTGTTTTTTGTTCTTGCGGCGGATGGCAAAACTCCTGCCAAAACCCTTTCCATCGTTGTTCGCATTGAAGAGCGTCTACTAAAATATCCTTTGGTCCATGTACGGTTGCTCGAGGTGTTGGTATCCGAGGCGATGAAAAACGAGATACATATAGACGAGCGACGAATGATCATGCGGCTGGCCATTGCTGATGCGCTATCGGTCCCGGACGAATCGACAGAGCTGTTCGCTTACCTCGTATCCCATTGGCGTGACGTCCTGTCGAAGTACCGTCACAACGTTCTAGCATTTGTTAATCAGTATTCCTTCGAGAAAGTTCGGAAGGAAATTGCTACCGCTGAAATTGAGCACGCGACGAAGCTTAGCGCTGTTCTAGGCGATATCGCCGGCAAGCTACTGGCGTTACCAGTATCGCTAGCCGCTGTATTGATTTTACGGAAGGCATCGACAGCTGAAGAATTCTGGATCTTATTCGCCGGGCTGTGGGCCGTAACCGTCATTTTCATTGGCATTCTGTGGAACCAGTGGTTGCAAGTTGAGCGGTTACGCTCGAGCTTTGAGATCATCTTCGGGCAGTACGACGGCTCCACATTCCCTAAGAAACTGCAAGCACCTATCGCACAGGCGAGGCATGCGATTAAGCGCCAGTATCGCGTATTGAAGTATACCTTCGGGGTCTTCGGTTTCTTAGCACTCGCCCCTGGAGTCGCGGCGCTGTACGTGTGGGGCACAACACTGCCGATTAAATTAAGCGATCTCTGCGTCCTTCTGGCCAGCGGCGCAACGTTCCGCCCTTGATCTCAGCAGCACAGAGATTTGTTGGTATGAGTGTTGGTATGACGGGAGTAGCTATGCGTATTTGTGCATATAAATCATACACATACGCATTAAAATAGGATGTCACCGCTTCCGCCAACGAATTTTCAAATTGCCCTTGTAGATCAAGGGCTTTTTTTCGTCTCCCGACAGCTCATTTCAGCGTCGCGAGCGCATGACAAACGGATGTCGCCCTCACGTGTTGCGGAGACAGTCTCCGCAACACGCCATTTCCCTTCCTGCTTCTCGGAGTTCGTCAGGTCGTCTGACCGATCCCACGGCGGTCGCTGTCGAATTTGTACTGTATATCTATACGGGGTATCCATTTAGCTCCAGTGAAGTTGGAATCACTGTATGGATATCCATATATTAGCCCCAAAAGCGGGCGAAGACTACCCCACCGACTGGAACGAATTCCTGACTTGGTTTGCGTCCGAAGAAGCCTGTCTTTCGTATCTGGAAAGATTGCGGTGGCCGGCCGGATTCGTGTGCCCTGCGTGCAGCTGCATTGACCAGCCCTACAGGTCAAGCCGCGGTCGCATGGTATGCCGGGACTGCGGCCATCAGTGCACTGTTGTGATACCTGCTACGAAGCGACCATGCTGCATGGCGTGCGCAAGGTACCGCTGGCCGTGGCGATGGCGGGTCAGGTTCTGGTCAAGGAAACGCACTTCTACGTTCCCGACCCAGCCGCCGGGGTAGCCTTTGGCGAATCCCAACTCTGCACGTACGAACCGAAGCTACCGACCTGGTTGCCGAGGTGGGTCCGAGCGCCGCTGGCCGTCGCGCTCAAGATCCGCAACAACAACTATGACTTCAAAGGCGCGTTCGGGCTGTCACTCGCGCCGGGCCGCGATTGGGCTGAGGCCGGTTTCTGGTTTTGCTATGAATTCGGCGCTGGCTGGCTGCGCGCCTCCGGGCGTAACGTGTTTTCCAATCTATCCCATGTTGGCGAAACCGCTCTTATGGCTATCAATCCTTGAGTATTCACATTCACCATGAAAGTAAATAGCATGAGCGAACCAATTTCCGGCGCTGCAGCCGGCGCAGCAGGCTGGAGTGTTATCGGCGGCCTAGCCGGGGCCGGCGCCATCGGTGCAGGGCTGGCCGCTGTCGTCGTCATGTGCGCCATAACCCCACGCAGCGCGAAGGAATGGGCGGTGGGCGTGATTTCCACGGTTGTCGCGTCAATTGGTGGTGGCGCCGCCGTGATCCAGCACTACGGCCTGGAACACTGGGCGTTCACCCCGTTCGGGCTGGTGGCCATGTTGGGACTGGTTTTCGCATGTGGCCTGCCAGGCTGGGCAATCGTGCGCTGGTTGTTCAACTACATCGAGCGCCGGCGGGGCGCGGATCTCGGTGAAGTGATTAGCGACGTTCGGGGTGCGCTATGAATCTCGCGCAGCTGCTGGCCCTGTCGCCGGGTATCGGGACCCGCGCCGATATGTTCGTCGAGCCGCTCAACGCCGCCATGAAGCGGTTCGGGATCGACACGCCGGCGCGTCAGGCTGCGTTCCTGGCGCAGGCTCTGCACGAATCGATGGGCCTGACCAGGATGACCGAGAACCTGAACTATTCCCCGGCAGCGTTGATGGCCAGGTTCAATAACCGCCATGTCACGCGCTTCACTCCGGAGACGGCCGCGCTCTACGGGCGCACGGCGCAACACCCTGCCAATCAGCAGATGATCGCCAACACCGCCTACGCGAACCGGATGGGGAACGGTTCGATCGAGGCGGGGGACGGCTGGCGGTACCGCGGGCGCGGGCCTGTCCAGCTGACTGGCAAGGATAACTATGCCCGCTGCGGCACGGCGCTTGGACTCGACCTGGCGCGCTATCCGGACATGGTGGCGCAACCCGATGTCGGATGCCTGGCTTTCGCCTGGTTCTGGTCGAAGGGGAACCCGACAGGACGCACCCTGTCGTTGCTTGCCGACGCCGGCGACATCGGCAGCGTGAGCCGTGCGGTGAACGGTGGAAGTAACGGGTTATCGGAGCGGATCGCGCTGACCTCCCGCGCCCTGCAGGTGCTGGCTTGAGGCCGCTGATCGCCCGTGCTGCGGGCATCGTCGTGCCGAACTGGACGAAGTGGGCGGCGGTGGCGGCGCTCATGGTCGCTGTGTACGGCGCCGGCCGCCTGCACGAGGCGCGGCGCGGCGCCGACGCGATGGCCGACTACATCGGCAAGCAGGCGACGCAGACTGCCGGCATCGTGAAGAAACAGATCGAAGTGCAGACGTCTGTACAGACCAAGTACGTCGACCGCATTCAAAAAATTTACGTCCAGGGAGCGACCATTGAAACAAACATTCCGATATACATTCAGCCGGCTGACGCTGATCGTTTTGGCGTCAACGCTGGCTTTGTCCGCGTGCTCGACGCCGCCTGGTCAGGTGAGCCTGTCGGACCCGCCACCGATTCTGACCGAGAACCCGCCGAGCTTTCGCTTGATGCGGTCGCCGCGGCCGAAGTGGGCAATGCCACCAGCTGCCGCGCCTGGCGGGATCAGGCCCTCGGCTGGCGGGACTTCTATGCAGGCCAGCAGGTAGCAGTCAATGGACGGGCGGGGGAGTGGGCGGATGTAGTGCCGCCAAATCTCCTGCAGCAGTAAAAAGACAGAGCGCCCGGCCCAGCTGCGCTAACAGGTGGGCCGGGCCATGCACTTCCGGTTCGATCGCTCAAGCAGCGACTTTTGCTGCTGCCTCGGCATCCTCTTGAGTTTCCATAAACTTGGTGCGGAATGTGATTGGATCCGAGATTCCGGGAATCGGTGCTTGCGGGGTGCCGGCGCCAGCCACAACGAGGGAACCAAAGTTGAAGATACGCCCCAGGATACCTTGCTCAACTTGCATGCTCTCGACCTTCGAGAGCTTAATCTCGACAGTGCGGCGGCTAATGAAACCAAACTTCGCAATGACCCGCTTGTTGGTGATCGCCAGCTCAGTGGAAATATATTTCAGATATGCAGCTATGAAAAAAATCACCCCAATACCCCACAGGAAGAGGAAGAAAAATCCAAGGACGATTAGCGGAGCTAGCGACCAGACGCTGATTTTCGCTTGGTAGGTGATGGTTTCATCACGGGATAAAATCTTTTGAACGTAGCTGGCCATTGTTATTCCATTAATGCGGCAGAGTGGCGTGCCGTTGCGCCTTCCTCAAAAGTGAGGCGAGTTTCACAATGGTAACTTAGTGTTGAGAAGAATTGTTGGTTTAAAGAAATTAAACTGTCCATTTCTGCAAGGTGGCGGCACTATTCAACAGTGGGTTTCGGCGGAGCCGGCGTGCGGTGCAAGTGCTTTCGACTGGGAAGCTAAATTCGTTTCCGCAACCCGGAAGACTGGCCTTGAAAAATAAGGAACATTTAGCCATCTAGAAGGAAGAGTTGCGGGAAGGAATTGTTTGTAAGTACCTGTTTTCTAAGCACTTGGGCGTAGACTTGAAAACTGGCGACGGGGGAACCTGTTCGTGAGTTCGAATCTCACCGCTTTCCGCCACCTACAGATAGAAGGCTCCAGTGATGGGTAATGCCGTTCAGTTAAGACTGAACGGCATTTTTATTTTGCTGTTGTAAACGCCGGGCATCGCTGTTAACCTTCGTCGCGATGCTCGACGATACCCTTCACTTCCTGGCCAACCATCTCGAGTCTCCGGACTGGAAGAGGCTGGGCGAGCATTTGCCATACGAGTGGATCGAGCAAGCGATCCTGAGTACGGAT